ATGGACGATGTGGGGGCGATCATGGGCGCGCTGCCGGGAAAGTCCCTACCCCAAGGGATGCTTTCCAGCTCGTGACGGTGACGGGATGGTCGGCGGCCGAGATCGACGGGATGGAGATTGCCGACCTGACCGACTGGCTGGAAGAAGCCGGCGAGCACGCCAGGGCGACCAACGAGGCGATCAGGGAAGCGCGCGAGCGCGCTTCTCGGCCTTCTTAGCCTGGGCGGCCGCATGGTCGGCTTTAGCTTTCGCCCATGCCTCGCCATTTGCGCGCTTCATCTCCTTCGCAAACCAGATGGAACCGCGAATGGTCCGGTAGATGGCGACGACGCCGACATAGGCGAGGCCCAGCACCGCGCCAACGCCGAAGAGGATGAAGAACAGAAACAGAATTTCCACAGCCCGACCCTTTCTTTTCTGCCAATCCGAAAGTCTAGCCCGATATGGACAGCATTTTCAATCTCGCGGTTATCGTCAGGGCGGTCGATCAGCTGACCGGCCCCGCCCGCGAGATGGCGAAGGCCATAACCAATCTCGACGGGATGGCGGCGCGCGGGCAGGCGATGATGGACTGGGGCACGCGCGCCTCGGCCGCCGGCGCGCTGACCGAGATGGCGGCAGGCAAGATCATGTCGGCGCTCAACGGGCCGATCGACGTGGCGGCGCAGTTCGAGGAGAGCATGGCGCTGGTGCGCGCGGTCACCGCCAATATCACCGGCGAGGAGTTCGAGGCGCTGACGGCCCAGGCGCGCGAGCTGGGCGCGTCCACCGCGTTCTCGGCCAGCCAGGCCGCCGAAGGCATGGCCTTTCTCGCCAAGGCGGGCTTCACGGCGCGCGAGCAGCTTGCGGCAATGCCGTCGATGCTGGCACTGGCGCGGGCCGGCTCGACCGATCTGGGCCAGGCGGCCGACATCGCCTCCAACATCCTGTCCGGCTTCGGGCTTGAAGCTGAGGAAATGGCGCGGGTGGCGGACGTGATGGTCGCAACCTTCACCACCGCCAACACCGATATTCCGATGCTCGGCGAGACGATGAAATACATCGCCCCGGTGGCGCGGGCGGCGGGCATGAGCTTCGAGGAGGCGGCCGCCATGGCGGGCCTGCTCGGCAATGCCGGCATCCAGGCCAGCCAGGCCGGCACCACGCTGCGCTCGATGTTGACCCGGCTGGCCGCGCCCGGCGGCCAGGCGGCCAAGACGCTCGATGCTCTGGGCATTTCCGTTTCCGACGCCGATGGCAATATGCGCAACATTGTCGATCTGATCGGCGATGTCGGCTCGGCGATCGAGAACCTCGGCACGGCCGAGCAGCTCCAGATCATCGGCACCGTGTTCGGCAGGCAGGCGGCGGCGGGTGCGGCCGAGATGCTGGCCCAGGGCACGTCGATCGCCGAATATGTCGAGCAGCTGTCCAATTCGGGTGGCCGCGCGGCGCAGGTCGCCACTGACATGGGCAATAATCTGCGCGGCGCGCGCGTTGAGTTCGCCTCGGCGATCGAAGGGCTGAACATCAGCCTCGGCACCATTTTGCTGCCGACAATGACGGAGATCGCTCGCACCGCAACGCGGGTGGTTCAGAACCTGATGGGCTGGGCCGAGGCCAATCCCGGTATCGCCGAGACGGCGATGAAGATGGCCCTGGTGGGCGGCATGGCGCTGTCGATCGTCGCGCCGATCCTGTCGATCATCGGCGGCTTCTGGACCATGGCCGGCGCGGGCCTGGTGGCGCTCTCGCGCATCGGCATGCTGTTCATCTGGCTTGTGCCGAAGATTGTCGCCGCCTCGGCTGCGGTGCTTGGCCTGGCTTACAGACTGGTTCTCGCGGCCGCCAGCGCCATCCCCGCCATGCTCTCCGGCCTCGCCTCCATGGGCGTAGCGCTTGGCGGGTCGATCCTTGCCGGCCTGCGCGCGGTCACCACGGCGGCGCGGGCCATGGGGCTGGCCTTCCTGATGAACCCGGTGGTGCTGATCGCGCTCGCCATCGCGGCCGCCGCCTATCTGATCTGGCAATATTGGGAGCCGATTTCCGCCTTCTTCGTCTCGTTGTGGGGTGACGTTCAAACGGCGTTCGAAGGCTTTTCAACCTGGCTTTCAGGCTGGTGGGAAACCATCGCCGGATGGTTCGGCGAGGGCTTCGACTGGTCGGGCATGATACCCGACCTCGACTGGGCCGCCCTCGTACCGCCGCTCGAATGGTCGAGCGTGTTCACCGTGCTCGACTGGGCGACCTGGCTCCTGCCGATCCGCTGGCTCGATTTCATTCCCGGCTTCAGCTGGGCGGAAGTGTTCGGCAATATTGCTGCCTTCGACTGGTCCGGCGTCATACCCGAGCTTGACTGGGATGCTGTCACCGGCGCGATGGTCGCGCCTTTCGAAGCCGGGCTTGCTCTCGTTGATGTAGTGTGGGGGCGGTTGCAGGCGCTGTTTGAATGGTCGCCTATCGAGGCGATCACCGGCGCTTTCGGCGGCATCGGCGAGACGCTGGTCGGCTTCATCTCCGATGCGGCCGATATGGCGGGCGCGGCCTGGAACCGCGTCACTTCGCTGTTCTCCAGCTCCGACGCGGTCGATCTTGCGGCCCGCGACCCGGCGTCGATCGAGCGCGCCACCCGCGCCGCGCATGACCTGGCGGCGGCGCTTGAGGGTGTCGCCGGCCTCGATATGTCGTCGGCGCAGGATGGCGTCAACGCCGTCACGGAAGCGGCCGCCCAGGCCATCGGCTCGGCCGGCGGCATTCCGCGCGCGGCCGACGATGCGGTGCGCGCCGCCCGCTCCATCGTGGCGCAGGCGTCGTTCCACAATGAGGGCGTGGCGCTGATGGCGACCCTTGCGGCCGGTATTCGCGCCGGGGCTGCGCAGGCGGTCGAGGCGGTACGTCAGACCGTTCAGACGATGCGCGACCATCTTCCGCATTCACCGGCCAAGGTCGGCCCGCTTTCCGACCTGCATCGCGTCCAGTTCGCCGAGACGCTCGCCGAGGCGGTGCGGCCCGCGCCCGCGATCGAGGCTGTGCGTCGCCTGGCGGCAGGCATGGCGGGCGTGCTTGCCGGGGCCACGCTGTCGCTGCCGGCCGCCGCCGCGCAGCTGCCATCAATCCCGGCGATCGGTATGCCCCAGGTCGGCATCGGCTCCGGCGATGGGGCCACCGCCGCCCCGATCGGCGCGGCCGAGCCGGGCGTCCAGGTCCAGATCGATTTCAGCCCCAACATCACCATGCCGTCCGGCGCGGCCGGCGGCGACGGCGCGCAGTCGCGCGACCAGATGCGCGAGATGCTGCGCTCGATGAGCTACGAACTGGTGCAGCTGATCGAGGACGAGCTGAAGCGCAAGCAGCGTCAGGAGTATTGACCATGTTCGCCATGCTCGGCCCGATCAGCTTCCGTCTCATCACCTATTTCGAGGGCCTGTCGAACAGGCGCGGCTATGACTATGCCCGCCACGAAGTGATCGAGGGCAAGCCGCGCCTGCAATGGATGGGCGACGATCTGGAGGAAGTGGACATCGACCTGATGTTCCATGTCTCCTACTGCAACCCGGAAGCCGAGCTGGCCAAGCTCAAGGTCGCCGGCTCCATGCACACCGCGCTGCCGCTGATCTATGGCTCGGGCCAGTATGTCGGCATGTTCGTCATCCGCACCATCCGCTCGACGGCGCGCCAGACCAATGCGCGCGGCGCGCTGGTGGCGGTCACCGCCCGCGTGTCGCTGGTCGAGCATGGCGGGTTTGGTGGTTTGGGCGGACTGCTGGGCGCGGTGATTTCGGTGGTGAACAATGCGGCCCGCGCCAGCGGTGCTGGCTCCGACACCCGTTCCAGCGCCCCGTCGACCGCGCATGCCGGCGATCCCGGCGCGGTGCCGTCCGGTTCGATCGTGAGGCAGTGACCATGAAGTATGTCGAGCACATCACCTCCGAGGGCGATCGCTGGGACCTGCTGGCCTGGCGCTATTATGGAGACCCGCACCTGTATGAACCGATCATCGCCGCCAATGTCGCGGTGCCGATCCGGCCCGCCATCGCTTCGGGCATCAGGCTGCGCATTCCGGTGCTGCCTGACGAGGTGGTGCTTGATCGTGATCTGCCGCCCTGGAAGCGAGGCCGCCAGTCATGATGGTTCCGCAGGCGACATGGCTGCTGATCTATCAGGGCGCGAACATTGGCGCTGATGCGCTCAATGTCGTCTATACCGATTTCGACCACGGCAAGTCCGATGAGATCGAGGCGCGGTTCGAGGACAAGCTGCACCGCTGGAAAGGCAGCTGGTATCCTGAAAAAGGCGACGTGATCGACCTGTCGATCGGCTGGCTCGGTCAGGGCCTTCTGCCGTGCGGCAAGTTCGAGGTTGATGAAATCGACTTCACCGGCCCGCCCGACACTGTCGTCATAAGGGGTCTGGCCGCGCCGGTGACCGACAGTTTGCGCACGAAGAAGACTAGGAGCTTCGAGAACAAGACGCTGCGGGCGATCGCCGAGCAGATCGCGGGCGAGCATGGAATGTCGGTCGAGGGCGAGATCGAGGACATCACCATCAAGCGGGTGACCCAGAACGACGAGCGCGACCTGGAGTTCCTGAAGCGCATCGCCGAGGAATACGCGCACGTCTTTGCGGTGCGCGAGAAGGTGATCACGTTCTCGACCATCAAGAGCCTGGAGGAACAGGACCCGGTGGCGGTCATTCCGCGAACCGAGATGAAGAGCTTCGCTTTCCAGGACAAGACCCACGAGGTCTACAAGGATTGCACGCTGTCCTATCACGACCCGGAAACCGCCAAGCTGATCGAGGTGACGGTCGAGGACCCGGACGTGAAGACGGGCGACACGCTCAAGGTCAAGGCCCGCGTAGAGAACGAGGCGCAGGCGAAGACCCGCGCCGAGGCCGAGCTGAAAAAGGCCAACATGAAAAAGCTCACCGGTCGGATCGAGATCGTCGGCGACCATCGCATGGTCGCGGGCAATTGCATCCAGGTGACGGGCCTGGGCAAGCTGTCGGGCAAATACTACGTCGAGACCTCGCGCCATCGCATCGAGCGCAGCGCGGGCTACACCACCGAGATCGAGGTGCGCCGTGTCGCTTAGGATTGGCATCGTGACGGAAACCGACCCGGCGGCCGCCAAGGCGCGGGTCCAGTTTCCCGACCACGACAACGTGCAGAGCTTCTGGCTCCAGGTACTTCAGGGCAAGACCAAGTCCGACAAGACCTACTGGATGCCGGTGGCGGGCGAGCATGTCGTCGTCATCATGGACAAGGGCGAGGAGGCCGGCGTCATCGCAGGCGCGATCTATTCGGAGGCCGACGCCCCGCCCTCGTCGGACCCCAACGTGCATACGATCGTTTATGGCGACGGGGCCTCGCTCACCTATGACAAGGGGAGCCAGACGTTCCGGCTCGCGGTGGGTGGTGTCTCGGTCGAGATTTCGCCGGGCGGCGTGGCCGTCACTGGCGGCAGTATCACGCATAACGGCACCACGATTGACGACACGCACACGCATGGCGGCATCGTGCCGGGCGGCGCAAGTACGGATGTTCCCGACTGACATCTTGGCGAAGCGCCGCGATCCGGGTAGGCTGCGCCGCATCCACCTTCATAGCCAGCAGCAACCACCCGGACAGATGTCCGGGTGTGAGCGCTTCGCCCCGCGCGCGATCATCCGCGCATGGTTCAGGATGTTCATCAGATAACTGCCGCTTGGTGGCAGCCCCGGCTCGATACTCATGGCGAGATCGTTGAGGGCCTTGATGACATCCATCAGTGCATCCGCATCATCCTTCTGACCCCGAAAGGTTCTGACCCGCACCGGCCCGAGTTCGGCTCGGACCTGTGGCATTACGTCGATCACCCTGTCGGCGAGGCGGTGCCGCATGTGGTGCGCGAGGGGATCGAGGCGCTGGCGCGGTGGGAGCCGAGGATCGAGGTGGTGCGCATCGTGCCGGTCGAGCTTTACGCGCATCTGCACATCACGGTGGAATGGCGCATCGACGGTCAGGGCGACCTCATGGTGACGGAGGTCCGCGATGACGTTGCCTGAACCGCATTTCATCGACCGTGACGCCGCCGCCATCACGGCCGACATGATCGCGGCCTATGAGGATGCGACCGGCCGGCCATTGCAGCCCGCCCAGGTCGAGCGCCTGATCATCAATCTTCAGGCATACCGGGAAAATCTCATTCGCATCGGCATTCAGGAGGCGGCCAAGCAGAACCTGCTCGCCTTCGCCCGCTTCCCGATGATCGACTATCTCGGCGAGCTGCTGGGCGTGTCGCGCCTGCCGCAATCGCCTTCCGTCACCACCTTGCGCTTTTCGCTGGCGGCCGCACAGGAATTGCCGGCCATCGTGCCGGCCGGGACGCGGGCGCGCTCCAGTGACGGACGCTTCACCTTCGCTACCGACCGGCTGGCGCAGGTGCCGGCCGGGTCCCTCTTTGTCGATGTGCCGGCGACGGCCGCCGAGGTCGGCGCGGCCGGCAACGGCTACGCGCCGGGCCAGGTGGCGCGGCTGCTCGATCCGGTCGCCCCGGTGGTCGCCGTGACGAACGTCTCCGAAACCCATGGCGGCCGGGACACGGAGGACGACGACCGGCTGCGCGAGCGCATCCGCGAAGCCCCGGAGAAGTTCTCGGTGGCCGGGCCTTATGGTGCCTATCGCTGGCACGCCATGACCGCGCATCAGTCGATCGTCGATGCCGCCGTCATCAGCCCGGAGCCGGGTGTCGTGCAGGTCTACGTCCTGACCGATGAGGGCCTGCCTTCGCCGGAAATCCTCGACATCGCGGACGGCGTGCTCAATCACGAAAAGGTGCGGCCGCTCTCCGATACCGTCGAGGTGTTGCCGCCTTCGCGCATCGCCTATGCGATCGAGGCGCAGATCACGCTCTTCAGGACCGCCGACGCCACGGTCACCTTGAAGGCCGCCCAGGCGGCCGCCGCTGCTTATGTGACCGCCCGCCGCGACAGCCTCGGCCGCGACCTCGTGCCCTCGCAGCTGGTCGCAGCACTGTCGGTTCCCGGTGCCTACCGCGTCGATCTGGCCTCGCCCGGCTTCCGCCAGCTCGGCCAGTCCGAATGGGCCGATTGCACGATGATCGACATCGTGATCGCGGGGGTGGGCGATGACTGACCGCACCTCCGCCCTGTTGCAGGCCGGTATCGCCGACGATCGCTCGCGCGCCCTTGTCCGGCTGATTGCGCGCCTTGACGAAATCGACCTGTCGCCGCTGCTGGTCTATCGCATTGACGAGTTTCCGGCCGACGATCTTTATCTGCTAGCCTGGCAGTTCCACGTCCTGGGCGATGAAGGCTGGAACCTCGCCGTCACCGAGGCCGACAAGCGCGACCTGATCCGCCGCGCCATAGAAATCCATCGCTATCGCGGCACGCCCTGGTCGATCCGGCAGGCGCTAGCGGCGGTCGGCTATCACGATGCCAGAATTGTCGAGAACCGCGAGCTGCAACAGCAATGGGCGGAAGCCGGCGGCGGTTTCCTCAATGGCATCTCGACGCTGGACGGCAGCTCGACACTGTCGGCTCCGGGCGGTTCCTTCCAGGTCATGACGCGGCACTGGGCCGAGTACATCATCGACATGGACGTGACCGAGGGTGTGCTCACGCTCGACGCCCAGCGCACCGTGAGACGGCTGGCCGAGATGAATGCACCGGCCCGTTCCCACCTTGTCGGCCTGCTCTACCGGATGCGCGCGACCTGGCTGGCGCAGATCAGCCTGATCGCCATGGAGGCGGCCATCGTCGCGTCCTATCGCGGCTGCGATCAGTTCGAGGTGCCGAGCTTCCGCTCGATCGGCCATGGCTGCGAGCTGCTGGGTGGCGAGAGCCTGCCCGACCTTCTCGACGGCTCCGGCCCGATCGCGGCCTTCGGCGCACTGACCGGATACATCGCCGATGGCGAGCCGCTCGATCACGGCTGGGGCAACTGGTCGGCCACCATCGTTGACGCCGCCAGCTTCGCGACCGGCGGCGATGCTGTCGAGCCGGTCGAATATCTCGACGGCTCCGGTTCGATCGAGCAGCTCGACGGTCTTTCCGCCATCCGGCTTGAGACGATCGACGGTTATGGCTCGATCAACGGCGACGACACGCTGGAGTTCGACACGCTGGAGCCGTTCCGGCCGCACGTCATCGACGGCGTCGATCGTCTCGGCCTTGTCGTCGGTCATCCCGGCATCTGGTCGCGCGGCCACATGACCATCCACAACCACCGGCACATCACGAGGGAAGCGGCATGAGCGCCATTCTTGCAACCAACCAGTTCCGCCATGCCGTCGCGCATGGTGTCGCCGAGGGCGGCTCGGTCCCTCGCGCCGTCGCGATCGCCTTCGGCACCGGCACCATGCCGCCTTCGGTGGCGGATGAGGAGCTTGAGGCCGAGCTGATCAGGAAGCCGCTACTGTCGGCCGTGGCCGAGGGTGTGGTGCTGCGCGTCAAGGGCACGCTGCTCGGCACCGAGGCCGGCAGCGCCACCATCACGGAAGTCGGCATCTTCGCCGAAGGCGGCATCCTGATGGGAAGGCGCGTCTTCGCGCCCAAGCAGCTGGAGCCGGTGACGCGCATCGACTTCGATCTTGATTTTCAATTCTAGGAGAGAACCATGGCGAACATTGCTGGCGAGCCGACCTTCCAGCCTCATGTGAGGCAGCTCGAAACCACTGATCCCAAGCACCCCGACACCTGGAACCCGAACTATCAGGTGCTCATCAACAATGACGTCTACCTGAAGGGTGAGGTCGAGACCGTCTTCGACCAGCTCGGCCGGATGGATGAGCGCGTCGATACGATCGAGGTGGACAGCGCCGCCGCCTTGAGCCGGGCGATCCGGCTGGACTGGCTCTACAGCTCCTATCGCATCGCCATCGAGCTGTTCCTCGAAAGCTGGACGCTGCTCGATACCGAGCAGGTCGCCGTGGTCGCCACGGTCGCGGGTGACGAGAGTGTCGATGTTGTCGACACGGCCACGCTGGTCGCTGGCGAGGAATATGTGATCTTCGACGGCGAGAACAGCGAAACGCTGGTGATCGCCGAAATCCTGACCGGTCAGCGCTTCCGCGCCAGCGGCATCCTTGCCCACACCTTCGGCGAGGGCGCGGTCATTGCTCGCACCAACTGGCTTGTCGACCACGGCAGGGCGATCGCGGGCGACGGCGGGGTCTACTTTTCCCAGCCGCTCAATCTCGGCATCGCGCCTGGCCCGCGCGCCGTTGTCCTTCGCCGCGCCGATACGGACCTCGAAATCACCGTGGCCTTCAAGGATGCGACTCATACTGAATGGACCGATGTGCCGTGGAGCTGGCGTCGAGAGGTCGCGCCGGACGTGATCGATGTGGAATATTACGTGCCGGCTTCCGGCGAGTTCCGGCTGAAGATCACCAGCGCCCATGGCGAGAGCGAGACGGACCTGACCATCCACAATTTCGTCGGGGTCACCGAACCGACGAACCTCGGCGGCGTCCACAACGGGCCATTCCAGCCGGTAAACGCCGCGCCCGAAGACGCCGCCACCGGCCTGCCCGAAACGCCGACGCTGGCGATCGCCGGCTATTCGTCGCCGGGCAACAGCCCGCAACAGGCGATCGAGTTCCAGCTGATCGAGGCGGCCGGCAGCTTCGCCGCGCCGCTTGAAGAAAGTGGATCGCTGCCGGCCGGCAATGCGTGGTCGGTCCCGCCGGCCGTGCTGACCGAAGGTGGTTCATATCGCTGGCGCGCCCGCGTCCAGGACGCCGAGGGCGAATGGTCGCCCTGGTCCGTCGATACCGGCTTCACGGCGGCCGCGAGCTTCGAGTATGTGCGCGCGCCGCAGAACACCAGCCCAGCCAATGGCGCAACCGACATTGCCGCGCAGCCGACGCTCTACACGTCCGAGTTCGAAGTCCATGGCGGCGGCGAGGAAGATCACGTCGCCACCCAGTGGCAGATCAGGCGCGCGACCGGCTCTTATTCCAACCCGGTCTGGGACAGCGGCGAAGACGCGGTCAATCTTGTCGAGGTGGTGGTTCCGACCGAGGTGCTTCAGGATGGCGAAACTGCCTATTTCTGGCGGGCGCGGCACAAGGGTGCGGATAGTGGCTTTTCCGAATGGTCGGCCGAGACCCGCTTCACCACCAAGGAGCTGTTCGCCGTCATCATCGGTATCTCGCTGGTCAATTCCGGCGGCGGTGCCGGCGTCTGGGCGCGCGTTGACGAGGACGGCAACAACCGGGCGGTCGATGCCTCCTACTTCAATAATCACCCTGTCTTCGCCGGTGTCACCGATGTCACCATTGACGGCCAGGCGATGGTGCTGGTCCCGGCCTTCTACTTCAGGGTGGCCGATGCGCCTCCCGGCTCCGATCGCGCTGGCCGGCGCTGCTGGTGGATTTCCGATCAGCCGCTTCCGGGCTTCGAGCGCCATCCGGCCTTCTTCGACGCTGGCCAGCCGATCCCGCATTTCTATGTCGGAAAATATCAGGGCACGGCAGATGGCGGCACGAAGCTCGGCTCGGCGGCCGGCGTCAATCCGCTCGTGTCGCTCGACTTCCCCACCATGAAGGCGCGTGCGGCGGCGCGGAATACCGGCGGCGTCGAGGGCTTCTCGCTCTGGAGCATCTACCAGTTGTCGGCGATCCAGATGCTGGCGCTGATCGAGATGGGCGGGGCCGACAGTCAGGCGCTGATCGGTCAGGGCCGTGTCAACGAAAGCAGCGCCGCAAACACCAATGCCGCCGATGTCGCGCAGGCGACCTGGCGCGGCATCGTCGGCCTGTGGGGTAACGTCTGGCAGATGGTCGACGGCCTGCGCCAGAACTCCGGCGGTACGCTTGAGGTCTGGGATCGGCTGGGGCAGCGCAACTTCGTTTCCACCGGCATCACGCCGCCTTCGAGCGGCTGGATGGTCAGCGTCAATCACGCCAGTGGCGGCGGCTGGGACCTGCGCGACATGTTCGTTGCCCAGACCGTCGACGGCACCCAAGGCAATGGCACCTTCGCCGATTACTTCTATCGCAACACTGGCGAACGTGTCGCCTACCACGGCGGCTACTGGAGCTACGGGTCGCTCGCGGGTCTCTTCAACCTGAACCTGAGCGACGCCCCTTCGGACTCGCACACGCACATCGGTGCCCGCCTCGCAAAGGTTTAGCTGCAACCTGCAAACTGTGTTCTGACGGCCGCGCGATAGCGCGGCCCCTTAAAACGGAGATCGACCATGGCTCAATTCGGACTTGAAACATCGTGGAGCGCCATTCCCGCGCTCGACCTGCCGGGCTTCAGCCACACGCTCGAAGAGAGCGAGTGGCGGCGCACGATCAAGGTCTACGCCGTGCCCGAGGCAGTCAGCGAAAGCCGGTATTTCGTATCGGAGACGGCGGCCAACGAGGTCGAGGAAGCGCCGCCCAGCCTTGTGCGCGAGACCGATCTGCTCGCGCATTTCGTTGTCCAGCCGGACGGCGATGCGCAGCTGATCAGGGTACGGCCGGAGGTGCGGGTCGCGTGATGTGTCTCACCATCTCGACGGCCTGAAAATTCTCACCAAACTGGAAGAGCTTGATGCGTACAGTCACAAGGTGGCATTGCAGTTTCCGAAATATGAGCGTCACGTCCTGTCGGCCGAGATCAGGACAACGCTCAACCGGCTCCTGCATCTCACCGTCACGGCCGCCAAGCGCTACCACAAGAAAACCACCCTTCATGACCTCGATATCGAGGTCGAGTATCTGCGGGCGCTCATCCGCAAGGCATGGCGTCTGCGATACATCACGGAGCATCGGTACGAAATCTGGTCCCGGCATATCGATGAAATCGGCCGTATGGTCGGTGGCTGGATCAAGTCCGTGCAGGGCAACGGCCGATAACGGCGGCAACTGGAGCAACGGGTCGAACGCGGGTCTCTTCAACCTGAACCTGAACAACGCCCCTTCGAACTCGAACACGAACATCGGTGCCCGCCTCGCAAACGAGCTACGCCAGAAGGCGGCGCGTCTACGGAGCGCCGTCCAGTGCAGTTCATTTGGGGTCGCTGTCCTTTCCCTATCGGGGATGAAGATAAACCGGCGGTTGCGGCAAGTAGGGCTTCACGGTCCGAACGTGGCAACCGCCATTTTTTCAGGAGGTGCAGGTGCCTAAGCCGGTCAACGGCCTGTGGGACGCCATCACATCGTTCGAAAACCTCGTTGCCGCCTATCACGAATGCCGACGCGGCAAGCGCTATACCGAGGCCGCGCTCAAGTTCTCCTTTTCCGTCGAGCAGAAGCTTTTCGAGCTTCAGGGCGAGCTGCTCAATATGTCCTGGTCGCCCGGTCGGCCGCACGAGTTCATGGTGCGCGATCCCAAGCCGCGACTGATCCAGGCTCCACCCTTCGCCGATCGCGTCGTTCATCATGCGCTCGTAAGGGTCATTGAACCGCTCTTCGAGCGCCGCTTCATCAAGGACAGCTACGCCTGCCGGAAGGAAAAAGGCGTCCACGCCTCGGTCGATCGCCTTCAGGCGTTCCTGCGGGCAAGGCAACCGCGCGAGGACCGCACCTGGGCGCTTCAGGCCGACATCAGCAAATACTTCGCCTCGATCAATCACGACCGCCTGATGACAATCATTGCGCGCATGGTCGGCGACCGGAAGGCGCTCTGGCTCTGCCGCCAGATCATTGGTGGTTACGGCTATGACGAGGGTGTCGGCATCCCGGTCGGGGCGCTGACCTCGCAGCTCTTCGCCAATGTCTATCTCGACCAGCTCGACCACTGGGCGAAGGATCAGATGGGCGTCGAGCACTATCTGCGATACATGGATGATTTCGTGATCCTCGGCAGCGACAAGGCCGACCTGTGGCGGTTCTATGACGGCCTGGCCGACTTCCTCGCCACCGATCTGTCGCTGCGCCTCAACCGCAAGACCAGCGTCTTCCCGGCGTCGCGCGGCATCGACTTCTGCGGCTATCGCGTCTGGACAACGCACGTCCTTCCCCGCAAGCGCAACGTCAAGAAGGCGCGGCGCAAATTCCGTCATCTGGCTGCGCAGTACCATCGCGGCCTGATGACCTTCGAGGAGATCAAGCCCTACGTCACCAGCTTCACCGGGTACATGAAGCACTGCCAGTCGCGCCGGACGGTCGAGACGATGCTCGATGAGTTCGTTCTGATCCCGGCCAGACGGGAAAGGAAAGACCATGAATGACCTCGCCCGCGTGAAGCCCCTGACGCCGCTGGCTCCCTACATCGGCGGCAAGCGGAACCTCGCCAAGGCCATCATAAAGCGGATCGATGCAACGCCTCACGACTGCTACGCGGAGGTGTTCGTCGGCATGGCCGGTGTGTTCCTGCGCCGCCATCTGGTTCCGAAATCGGAGGTCATCAACGATTTCAGCCGGGATGTGGCGACCTTCTTCCGGGTGCTCCAGCGGCACTATGTGCCCTTCACCGAAATGATGCGCTTCCAGCTCACCACCCGCGCCGAGTTCGAGCGGCTCTGCGCCACCGATCCCGATACGCTCACCGATTTGGAGCGTTCGGCGCGCTTCCTCTATCTCCAGAACACCGCCTTCGGCGGCAAGGTGGCCGGCCGCAATTTCGGAGTGGCAATGGATCGCCCGGCCCGGTTCGATATCACCCGCCTGGGGCCGATGCTGGAGGAGGTCCATTCCCGCCTTGCCCGCGTCGTGATCGAGTGCCTGCCTTACGACGCCTTCATCACCCGCTACGACCGGCCCGGAACGCTCTTTTATATGGATCCGCCCTACTGGGGCCACGAGCGGGACTATGGCGACGGCATGTTCTCGCGACAGGACTTCCTTCATCTGGCGTCCATGCTGCGCGGGCTGCGGGGCCGTTTCATCCTGTCGATCAACGACCGGCCCGAGGTGCGGGAGGTCTTCGACGGCTTCCATATAGAGGCGGTCGAGACCACCTACACCCTGTCAGCCAAGGGCGCGAAGCGGGTTGGCGAGCTGATCATCAGCGGAGGCGGCCATGCTCATTGACCTCGATAAGGCCCGTGCCTTGCGTGAAGCCGCACTCAACGGCCCGGACACTGACTGCATAATCGGCGATGGCGAGGGGCGCGCCATGCTTCTTTTCGCCGTAGACTGGGAGCACGAGGGTCGCCGTTGGACCGTCCAGATCGCCGCCTATGACTGGGAAGACGCCGAGGCCCGCCTGGCGTCGATCCGGTCGAGCGGGGCAGTGGTCGGCATGGTCGTAGCGCAGGGGCCAGCGCCTTGGTATACGGGCGATATAAGTGACGTTTAAACGGGGTGTTGAAGTGTGTTTAAAGGGCGCTCAAATGACCGCTCGGCGACTGCGCAAACCTCGTGGCGGAAGTGCGCAAACCTCTTGGCGCGCTACAGCGTATCCGGATCGAAAGGCTCGCCCTGCCCTCCCCAATCCCCCTGGCCCGGATTGTCGAAAAGATGATCCCGCTC